ACTTAACGCATCCATCTCGTCAATCATATCACCGTCTTCTCTTTTTGATTCCGATGGTTTAAGTTTAATTTTACTCGTCAATTTTTTCTGACTCTTTCTCATTGTTTTATTCATTACCTTGTTAAAAGCAGCTCTATCTATCTTTTTTTCTAAAGTTTTAAATGGTGCCGCAATAAAATCTTTATCATAAATACTATATTTTGATTTATTAAGGATATACTCATATATTGGCACTCCAAAACCACCAGAACTAATATTTATTTCCTCCACAAATATTTCCGAATATTTCAAGCTCATTATCTTTTTTTCAATCAAATTAATATTTTCAATATATATTTTTAAAGCATTCGTTAAAAGTATTTTTTCTTTAGTTTCACTTTTTCTATAATTTTCTAATGATTCTTTAAAAGTTTTTATAAGATTACCCAACTTACCATCTAATACTAAAGCTAATTTATCTCTATCTATATATGCTTCATCTCCTTTCATTATAACATCGTTATCATTTATATTTAATACATCATATTTAGATTTAGAATATTTACCTTGTTTTGCTTCGCCGCCATCTTCATCTAAAGTTGTAACCTGTTTAAGCAATAATAAATCATCTTGTTCTAAAAAATCTTTTAGCTTAACAAGGTTTTTACTCTGAACAAATAATTTCAATGTTTTTTCTTTCATAGCTTCATCTTGATAATCATTTTTTAAATTTTCAAATTCTGCTAAAATAACTTCTTCATTTTCTAAATTATATAAAAGTTTCAACTTATTTTGAATTATCTTTTCTTTTATCTTATCTAATTTTATTTTGTTTGTTTTAGAAAACAATTTATAATTTTCTATTTTTCCTTTTTGTATTTTTAAATTAAAACCACAATTTTTAGTAGCCTTACATTTAACTGATAAGAACCCATCTTTCATTGAAAAAATATTACCACCACTTTTATTACAATGAATACATTTCATATCAATCGCATTAAATAATTTTTTTTGTTCGTTTTTGTCTTTCGTTTTTTTTTTAATTTTCAGTTTTTTTTTATTTAATAATGTTTCATATTTATGCTTAAGCTTAAAATATAGTTCTATATCATTTGTTTCTTCACTCATAATATATTTTATATCTATTATTTTTTTTTAAATTTATACATTATAAAATTTTTCATGAAGTAATTCATAATCGCTTTCAAATTTAGGAAGATTTGTTATCATATCATTACGATGTTTTTCTTCCACTCTAATAACACGATGAACTTTATTTAACAAATAGTTTTGAACTTCTAATCTTTTTTTTTCTTTTGTTTCATCTGTTTCTTTATTCTTCTTTTTATAAATTAAGTAAAAAGCAACTATTAAAAGAAATAACAGCAGTAATGATACATTCATAAATATAATATTTTTAGTTATTCGCTGATTGTGACATTTTTTTAAATTCTCCGATAAAAAATATTTTGCCCCGGGTTCTATCAATAAAGGAGAACTCATTTATATTAATTAATGAAAATTTCAAAAAATATTATACTTATTATCTATAATAAGAATAATGATAGAAAAATCAGAAGAAAAAAGTTCTAGCGGTAGTTTTATGGCTATATTAATGGTTCCTTTATTTTTGTATTTTTTCGCAATATTTAAAACCTATATGGGTGGTATTAGTTTAATTGGCGATGAACTAGAAGACCCTATGGGTAAAATACCACTATTGACACTGGTATTTATGATTGTTTTATTTTTAATGATGTATTCCTTTAATGTTAAAGAAATGTCTAAACATTGTCCACCTGAAAGTAGGGGATTTGCTTTAAAATCTTTTCTTTACTCGTTTATTCCATTTGTATTTATAATGGGTACAATGGTTGTTATACTTAATATGATGCCAGGTTGGAAAGCGCCTTTTTCAAATACAATTGGATTTTTTATTGTCAAAAATGTTATTGCACGTAAATTATTTAAATTACAAAAATGGATAAAACTTAAAAATCCGGAAAAAAATGATAGTACAGCAAGTTTAATTGAAAGATTTAATTCTATTAGCAATAGAACTTTTTTTGTAAATGAATTAACTCCTAGAAACTTTTTCCCCGCCCTTAAAAGTTTGGAAATAAGTTCAGAAGGTAAATGGGATTTTTTCCAAAAAGATATTGATATTGACCCTATTACAAAAAAACCACTAAATGTTGCGATAGCTTATAAATTATATCAAGCAATTGTTATTAAAGATATTATCTCCGAGTTTATTTGGTATTTCTTAGCCGCCATGCTTACATATTCTGTTTCACAATTATATATTTTAGGACATATATGCGATAGAGCAAGCGATGATGGAGGTACATCAAAATTACTAGCAGCACTTAATAAAGGAAAGAAATCAGCAGCTGATATGGCAAAAGAAACAACTGATGATTTAGAGGAAAGAACCAGTGAAGAGATTGAATGATTAATTTAAAATATTAATATAATTAATTAAATATTAATATTTACAATATTTAAAATCTATAATAAGGCAAATTTATATAGTAAAGTGTAAATAAATAACTAAATATGGCTAAAACAAATGTCATTAACCATATCGGAATAACTGTTTTTTTTCTAAATCCAATACCAAATTGTCTAAAACTACCATCTTCTTCATAGATAAATGCTGGTTTTAAGTTTTGAATAAATAAAAATGATAATAAAAATATAACAATTGATACCGATGTTGTATTTTTTCGAAGAAAATTTCTATACATAATAATTTATATTTAGATTATTTATATTAATATTTTCAATAATTAAATATTAATATTTACCATAATTCTTCTCCATCTCTTTCACCTTCATCTCTCATATCTAATTTTAAAGCTTCATTTTCTCTCATTTCTATAGCTTGTTCTTCTAAATGTTCCATCATATAAATATCTCTATTTTCCATAGTTACCTCGTCTATAACACCAGATTTCATTTCCGCTAGTATAATATTATCCATTTCCATTCTTTCTTTGTCATATTGATTTTCATCGTACTCAAATAAAGCTCTCGTCTGCCCCAAACCCCAGTTACCCAACTTATGATTTTTCATTACATTTTCTATTTCACGTCTTTCTTTTGACATATCTTTTAATCTCTCTGTGATAATTGATTTTTCTTTTACTTTAGATTTCATTATCGAATTCAATATATTTTCTCTAGACAAACTCATTAATTTTTTTCGTTTTATAAAGATTATTATGTAATAACGTAATGTATTGGAAACTATTTTGCGCAATGTTTCTTGTTGTCCTCTTAAAATATCATCATCTATTGATAATGTTTTCCTTTTTAAATCAACTATCTCCAAGTCTTCCGTAATATCTACATCTAATTCCTTAGATAGTAAATTAATATACATTTCAAAGCTTAAACATAGTAAATATTTATATATTTTTGATGTATTTTCACCGTTAAAAATAGTTTTTTTATCAACCGCATCAGCATAAAATGGTATAGAATCCAATAAAATAATAATATCTTTGGATATAAATCTTACTTTTGTAAGTAACTCATTTAAATTATCATTATTATAAACCTTTTTTAAATCTTTAAATTCTTCAAAAATAATTCTCTCCATTTCTCCTTTATGTCTTAAACTTAATTTCCAATGTTCTGGAATATGTTTTTTATCATACTCCACTTTATTTTTAATTATCTCTGGGAAAATAATACATATATCATAAATCATATTTCTCAACTGTTCATTTACTTTTACATATGTAGCATCATCTTTCGACATATAATTATTATCTGATATTGTCTCATAATTTGTTATTTTATCAAAAAATTCATTTATTTTTCTAATACCACTTTTAGAAGAAATAAATCTCTTAAAAAAATCCATAATTTTTGTTTGCTTTACTTCAATCTCTGATTGAATATGAAAAATAAAATCTTCTACTCTTTCATCTTTCTTTCCTTCTTCATATTGAATACCATACCTATCAATCATGATTTTAAATTTTTCCATTAATTCTTTATTTACTATGTGAGATAAACCATATGTATTAATATTTTCCAGGGCTAATTCAAATTGTCTTTTTTTACTAACTGTATTAGAATTGTAATCTAAGTTTATTTTTGTATGAACTAAGGCAATTAAAGTATCTAAATCTTCTTTTACATACATGGCATTGTTTTCGTTTTTCAATATTTGAATTTTTTTATCAATTGGGTCATATTTTGAAAAGTTTGCTTTATTCACACCGCATATTGTTTGTAACTTACTATCAATAGATAATCCTGTATTAAATTTACAGTATTTTATAATAGCTCTATATATGGTTTCTTCACTAATAGTATTGTTTACTTTTACAGATTTTAATTTTGTATCTTCCTGCGAAAATATATATAATGTTTTCATTAATTTATCATTATCTTTCTTAAGACTTTCCAATAATTCAATATACTCTGCGTTTCTTTTAATTGTTGAATTAATTTCAGCAAAGTAGTTAAACGTATTTATGTTTTTATCATTACAACAAGCATTTTCCATATAAGGAATTCCAGAATTTGTAATAAATAATTTGTCCTTTTCCTCTATGATTTCATTTACTTTTACCTGAATATTAAATGAAAATTCTTTAATTTTTCCCATCAAAATATTAATATGTTTAAATTGTTCATTACTACCAGAAACTATACTATTTTTAAGCAACCTTTTGAAAGATTCGCCAAGCATTTTAACAGACGGCACTTTAAATTTAAATAAAGGCGGCAAAAAAGTAGACCATTTTTGTATATTAAATTCATCTAAAATTATATTATCTGCTCTATTTTGTTTAATCCATTGTCGTTTTGCTTCTAATTTTTTACTAATTTCTTTATTTGCTAACACATTTTGATCCATAAATTTTTTTATCTTAAAAATATAATTTTCCAGTTTTTCTACGCTTTTAGATGAAGATAATTTTCTAATATTCGGTAATCCGGTCCAAGGTCTTCCATCGCCACGAATTTTCAATAAAATACAAACAATATAATTCATTAAATTTTTCTTACCCGGTTCATCTTCAAGGGGGTATCCTGAAAAACTTTTTACACAACCCGGAAATGTTTTAGATGTTTGTATGCTAGGAACGCTCGATTGTAAAGTAATAATATAAACACATATAAGTGATAGCATTAAATTCTCATCATAATACTTAGTATATGTTTTCAAACCCTTCGCTTTCTTTTTCCTTTTTAATTGTTCGATTTTGTTTTCATAAGCCTTTCTGGAGAGAATTGTTTGATTTAACATCAATATCGTTTTAGATATTATAAATTCTCTCTGTGAACCTAAATCAATACCTATTGTTTTATCTATTCCAATTAACAACTTTTCCAGTGCCAATGCTAATTTTGTTTTTGATTCTGTATCTTTTATTGTTAACGTTTTCATAATCGTTTCGCCAATATCTTCCTCCATAATCTCTCTTGATTTAAGTTTATATCCGTCCGCATCATATCCTTCGTCATTACTATACTGTATTAATTTTATTGTATATCCACTATATTTATCTACTACTTTATCACCATCATCACTCAATACACCCCTGTCTTTTACAATTCTTTGTAATGTATGCTGAAAGTCTCCATTTTCAAAAGAATCTGCTAATTGATACAAGAATGTGGGCAATAACTTTACATCTGTTTCATTACAGTAAAACCAATACATATTTTCAGTAGATGCGGTTGGTTCATACTCACGACAATATTGGCTAACAAATAATATAATATTTGAATATTTTTTAACAATATCTATTTCTGATAAAATATTATCCCTCGTTTCACTGTATGGCGATTTAACTATAACTAACTCTTGAGCACCACTTGCTATTTCGCGCATCATTTCATCTTTTTTAAACAAGTCTCTATTTAAAGAAATTAAATTTTGCTGTAAATATTTTTCACCTAATTTTTGAAGTTTCACCAAATTATCTCTTTGACTTTTATGAGATTCTTTAATATTTTCTGAAAAATTATTCAATATATCATCCAAAAGTTTTTTTTGTATTTTATTTTCTACATTAGGTAAAGTATCACATGAATTATTAATACTTAAACATTTATCTTTTAAATTACAGAAAGCCGTGTCATCTGGCATTTTATCATTAAATTCTTCCACTAAACGCCAAGTATTGCTTTTTCTTTCGAAATATCTGTATTCATAATCACCCATATCTAATACAGCTAATTCATTTGAATTATTTGTCACTTTTTTTTTGCCACTAATCATGCTAATAGCATCTTTTCTAGCTGTCTCTGGTTTTACACCTACATTTTTAACTAAGTGGTCTGTTATTTTTTCTAATAAAACTTCTGGTTTTAAAATAGCTTTATCTTCTTCAAAATCTTCCATTATATCATATCTTGTATCATCATATTCTCTGTCATAATATACTTCTTCTTTACCATTATCCATTTTGACTTTTTCCATACTATTATATATTTTTACAATTGTATATTGCTTACATGTATTATCGTCTATTTTTTCGGCTCTATCGTCTAATTTTGATAACTCTTTTTTTATTTTTTCTTCAAAGTTAATGTCTTGGTAATTTTCATTTTGTGCCATAGACATTAATATATTCATTAAAAACCCGCCATCACGATTTATAATATTTTTAAGTAAATTTGATGATGTTTTAATATCATCTTCCAATTTATATGTTTGTTTTAAATAAGAAAGAACTTCATCCATTTTATCTGTTTCAAATAAATTTTCTAACATATCCGTTTTTTTTAATGGATAATTTTGTACATTTAAATAATTGCTTTCTCGCATTGACATTGTTTTTTTCATTTCTAATATATTATTCTCTATTAAACTTACTATTATTGAATATTGTTTAAATTCAATATCTTCGGGATAAATAGAAAATATCTCAAGTTCATCAATAAAATCTACATACGACGTTTTTTTATTATATTTTGCCATTCTTCTTATAATATATTCGTTGGATGGCACAATAGCTTCTAAAAATTTTTCATAAGTTTTTAAACCATCTCTATCTGATAAGTTTAGTGTTTCTTTAAAAGAAACCTCATATGGATTTTTGGTAGTTATATTTAAATCTATTGCTTCAAAGCTTTCATCTATAACGTTTTTTTCAATATCAATATTATTTAAAATATCATTATATCCCAATAAACCATGTAATATTGTTTTTTTATAAATATTTGTTTTAGGTAGATTTACCTTTGATAAATACTTATATAGCATTGGTAGAACAATAAAACCCTTTAAATGAATGTTTTCATTTTGTATAATTTTTTTCTTTTTGAAAATACCTCGTTTATCCATTAAATTTTTATGTAAAATTTCTTCACCAACTAAATATTTTTGATTATAATATTGCTTACGTGTTATATTTTCATTTTTTGATACACTTGAATAAAAATCACCCAAGTTATCTACTACTGTATTTATGTCTTCCGAAATAGTTACTGATGATATAACATCAGTTTCTATATCTGGAAATAAAAAGTTTTTTTGGATATTATTTATTCTTTGTTGAACAAATTGATATTTTTCTGAAGAACTTGGAATATCATTATTTTTATACATTTCCATTATTTTGTTGTATTCTGTTATAAATTTACCAATTTCACCAACGATAACATCTTCATTTAAACTATCTTCGAAAACTTCAACGTCATACAATTTTTTTTTATTTTTAACAATTGGTAATAACCAATGTATATTTTTTTTAAATTTAAGTAAATCATGTATTATGGCTCTGTGATCTTTTTCACCATATTTTTTATTAATATTACTAACCGTACCGTCTTCATTGTATTTTGAATATTCAAGTCTTAAATCTTTAAATCTGGTAATTATCGTGTTAATATTATTCAATAAGGCTGGTGTTCTATCTGTAGATACTACTTCAGATAAAAGGTCATCAAGTAAATCATTTGTTTGTTGTTCAACGGAAAATCTTCTATGCTCTTCTTTTACTTCTACCATTTGTGTAATTTTCTCAACTTTATCTTTATCAAATATAAGGTCATCAGCAGAAATAATAAGTTCTTCAAAGTCATTCATATTTTCCATTTCATCATAGTTTAACTCTAAATCATCTAATTCATCTTCATCTATTTCTAAATCAGCTTCATCTACATCTTCAATATCTCGTTTCTGACTTTTAACTGATGTTTCAATATCTAATTTACCTGGTCTATCAAAATCTTCAATTGACACAATATTTAAATTTTCAGGAAGACCCTGATACTTAAAATCTATATACAGTTTTTTGTTCGTTAAGTATTCCTTTATTTCTATTTGATCATTTTCAATATTTGTTATTTCACCGTTTAATATTAATGGAATTTTACCTCCAAAATGAACAGATATATCTCGTCCAACAATCAAATTATTTTGCCTTGCGTAACCTTTTTCTTCTGGTGTATATAATATTTCTATAGATTCAATACTTTCATCATTAAATATTCCCAGATTTATACCAATTATTATAGGTGAGTCTTTTTCAGGGTCTAATAATTTTATTTTTGTTTCATCTAAATATTCTATAAATAAATTTTTATTATGTAATTCTGTGTTTGATGGCGCATTAAATCTGATAACTTGGCCCAATTCTAATTCTAATTCTTGTTTTTCTAGTTCAGACATTACTTATATTCTATATATATTTTTATAAAGTTTTAATATTTTATAAATTGAATTAAAATAATATAAATAAATTTTATATTATTAATAAAATGGCTACTGTTTCCGTCTCTAAAAAAAATATGGTTGAACATTCTTTCTTTAAAACTCTTAATGAAATTAAAACAAGTTGTGAAAATGATGTAATTGTTAAAGAAATTAATGATTATATTTTGATGAAGTATAATAAAAAAGCTTTGAATATTGAAAATGAAAAAACACTTGGTTTGTTTCGTTCTGTTATTACAAAAAATAATCAGTTGGTTTGTTTTGCTCCTCAAAAAGCAATTAATTTTAATCATTTTATTGAATCAAACGAATTTGATGATTGCGATATCACAGAGTTTATACCGGGTACAATGGTAAATATATTTTATGATGAAACATCTGAGGATGACAATAAATGGCAAATATGTACAAGGAGTAATATTGGAGCAAGGTGTAGATTTAATCTAGATAGTCAAAAGACATTTAGAGATATGTTTCTAGAAGCGGCTGTGAATTCAGATTTTACTTGGGATAAACTCGATAGAGAATGTTGTTATTCATTTGTTCTTGAACATCCTGAAAACACGAATTTATCATATGTACAGGATGCGAGAATTACTCTTACACATGTTTATAAAATTATTGATAATAATATTCAAGACATAACAGACGATGTTGAAATTGAAAATGTAAATAACCCACAGAATATAAAAAGTCTTTATCCCGATATTGATGATTGGCAAGGACTAATTGATTTATGTTCAGATAGTAATAATCAACTCCTAGAGGCTGGATTTATTATTAAAAATAAAAATAATCAGAGAACTAAAATTCTAAATATATCCTTTCTTTCCGCGAAATCCCTAAATGGAAATTCTCAAAAACTACAACATAATTATTATAAACTAAGAAATACAAATAAGATTTATGAATATCTTAAACATTTTCCGAAACATAAGAAACAGTTTGATGAATTTCAAGAGCAACTTTATTCGTGGACCGAACAATTGTATGGATATTATGTTGCTTGTTTTATTGAAAAAAAGATGAGACTAAAAGATGCTCCATTTGAATTTAAACCCATTCTGTATGAACTCCAATATACTTATTTAAATAAGCTTAAGCCAAATAATAGAAAAGTTACTTTTAATTATCTAACAAAATATGTTAAAACAATTCCTATCCCCAAGCTAATGTTTAGTATTAATCATAAAGATAAACCTCATAAAGATAAACCTCATAAAGATAAACTCCATAAAGATAAACTCCATAAAGATTAACTCCATAAAGATTGACCCCATAAAGATTAACTCCATAAAGATTAATATTCTATTTATACGAAAGAATCAGAAATGTTAGTGTAGTTTTGCATACAATAATCTATACAGCTTTTTAACAAACTTTTAATATTATCCTTATTCGCTTTTTTTTCGTCTTTAAATATAACTCTAATTATGGAATGATCGTCATGTGGATGCCTCTTAATAAACCCTACATAACTGAGCACTTTTGCTTTATTCAAAAATCTGTCGTGAAGCATATACTCTATATTTTTTCCCACAGAATAATCTATTCCAAACAATTTGACATCAAATGAGTTTTTAACATTAATTGAATCTTTTATATAAACTATTTCATCATTTTTGATTTTTTCCGATAATTTATAAAATTTAACATTTAAAACCATACACGCTTTTTTTATTAATTCTTCATTTGTAAAAACGCCAATTGTTTCCACTCTAAATTGAAATTTATTTTGAGTAAAATACCGTTTTCCTTCAAGCAAATACCAATTTCTCTTTTTTTCATCTATTGTTTTTTGTAAAATACCTTGTTTATTCAAACTATCTTCCATTTTTGCCCATGCTTCGGTCTGTTTAACTTCATCAATCATATTATTGTAAGCGGCTGTAGAACAAACATTATATTGTCCACTAATACTAGCCCTCGATTCAAATAAACGACTAGCTAAACTTAATTTTTCACCCGGAATATTTTTGGAAATACCAGGTTTTAAACGAGCAAAAAGAATATAATCCCCAGTAATTTTTGATGGAGGAAATATTTTTTTAACTTGTTCTTTAGAAAGATAACGATTTGTTGTTTTATCTTTAATTGTAAAATCTTCCGTAGTAATATATTCTATTGAATTTCCAGTGTTTTCTTTATCTACTTCCACTATTAAATTATCTATATTATCAGGTGTTTTTAAATGAATGGGAATACACCCTAAACGCTGTTTCAATATTTCATTTGTAAATGAAGTTGTATTCTCATAAATTATAGTAGACTCTAAATCAGAAGTTCTATCATTAAATGGTTCTGTTTTAAAACATATTGTGCTAACATCATTTGTCAATGTCCTACGTAATCCATTTATTACACTAACATTACATTTAGCATCAAAAGATAATATTCCATTATTTTCAGAAATATTTGTAATTTCTGGTAACTGAAGCTTTGATTCTGCCATTAATACTTATAATAAAGAAATATTTTTAAATAATATTTTAATTCTACATTTTATTTATTAATTAAAATAATTTCAATTTAATAAGTTATATTTATATTATCAAAAACTTTTATAAATATAAATGAGTTACGTATTATATTATAGTAAATATTGTGATAATTGTAAAAAAATATTATTTAAAATAGGGAAAGATAAAATCAAAGATGACATACATTTTTTATGTATTGATAAAAGAAAAAAGGTGAAAAATAAAATTTATATTATTTTATCCGATGGAAAAGAATTATTAATGCCCGAAGAAATACAAAAAGTTCCAGCTTTACTAATGTTAAATAGAGGTAATAGAATCATTTATGGAAAAGAGATATTGGATTTATTTGAACCAATATTAGAAAATAATAAAATAAAATCAACAATGGGTGGAGAACCTTTAGCATTTTCTAATTTTGAAATGGGAACTAATTTATCTGATAATTATTCTTATTTAGATCAATCTTCGGAAGAATTGAAAACCTCAGGTGAGGGAGGATTGAGACAGATGCATTCATTCGCCACATATGATCTTACAGATGAAATTGAAACTCCGCCAGAAACATTTGTATCAGAGAAAATAAAATCGGGGAATGTTTCTAAATTATTAAGTAAGCTACAGGAAGAGAGAAGTAAAGAAATTAAATTAAAATAATATAAAAAATTTACTAATATATTTAATAGAATGGATAGTCAAAAAAAAATTATACTGAAAACTTTCAATATACAATTAAAAAAATTTTTAACATTCACCGATGAAACTATACCCGGTAATGAAGATATTGAGACATTAAGCACTCTCGCTTCTTTACTTATTAAATGTAATCCAAAAAAAATTATATATTTATGGGCATATTATATTGCTGGTCCATATTTACCTATTATTGAAAATGGTGATTTTACATATTTTGAAAAAAAAGATTATAGTGAAGATGTTAAAGATTTGAAAGATAACGCATCTTATGTTTTAGAATGTTATAATAAAATTAAAAATAAAATATCAAATTTAGATGAAACATATAAAAAAGAAGCTATGAATTATATTCAAATATTAACCAAATTGTCCTTAAAATTTCATAAAAAATAAATTTATAAATTATAAATATATTAGTATTTAAAAAATTAATTAATATATTTTAATATATTTTAATGAATCAAAATAAAGAACCAGCAGTAGATAATTATCCAGTGGAACTTAATAAGATATTGAAAGATTTTATTACTGATATTTTAAATACTTTTCCAGAATACAATGATTTTTTTACAGAGAATGAATTGGATTTTTTAAATGATGAACCAAATATGAACAAAAGAAGTAAAGCATATGAATATTTTAAAAAAGTATATCCAGAGAGATTTTTTGATATCTTATATGAAAATGTAGATATTTTTGAAGATAGTGAAATAAATACAAATTTTTTCGAAAATATTGATTTTAAATTATTGTGGAAGGAAAATATTAGTGGTAATACAAAACAAATCATTTGGAAATATTTACAATTGGTTTTATTTTCTATGTCAAAAAATATAGATGGTTCTGAAAGTTTTGGAGATACAGCAAAGTTATTTGAAGCCATTGATGAAGATGAGTTAAAAAATAAATTAGAAGAAGTCGTTTCTTCAATGGAGGGTATTTTTGATCAATCAGGTAATGATCAGAATTTACATTTTAAAGATATGATGGATAAAATGAAAGGAATGGATATTTCAGGTATGGATTTTAAAAATAATCCAGAAATGGAAAAGATGTTCGAAGATATGAGAAAAACAATGGATATCTCGGGTGTATTTGATGAAAACTTTAATTTTGAAGATATGATGAAGCATTTTGAAAATACGATGGACAACTCGGGTAATTTTAATAAAGATATTCCAAACCCAGAAGATATACATGAACATTTAAATTCTTTAATGGGCGGTAAAATTGGAAAATTAGCCCAGGAAATTGCGGATGAAACAGCAAAAGACTTGGATATGGACCCAGATAATGTAAAAAGTGTAAATGACGTTTTTTCAAAATTATTTAAAAATCCCGGAAAATTGATGGGGATGATTAAAAAGGTAAGTTCGAAATTAGATGAGAAATTGAAGTCTGGCGAGATTAAAGAAAGCGAGTTAATGAAAGAAGCAAGCGAACTTTTGGGAAAAATGAAAAATACACCAGGAATGAAAGATATGGAAAAAATGTTAAGTAAAATGGGGATGGGCGGACTTGGTGGTAAGGGAAAACCAAACATGAATTTGTTTCAATCTATGATGAAAAGCAATTTAAATAAAAGTAAACAAAAAGAACGAATGTTAAATAAATTAAAACAAAGAAGACAGGAAAAAGAATTAATGGCGAAAATAAATGAAAAAATCCATAGAAAACCTGAAAATTTTAATCAAAAAGTTTTTAGTGTCGGTGATGGTAAAATGGAAAAAAGTAAAATAGGAAAAAAGAAAAAGAAAAAAAAGAAGAAGAAAAATAAAAATAAAAAATAATAACTATATATATCTTAAATGGAAAAATTTTGGATTAATGATATTTCAGAGTTGTTTAATAGACCACTAGAAATTTGGCCATATGAATATTTAAACATTGAAAGAAAATATAATGCTATAACAAGATTAATTTTATATTTAACAGTTTTAGGATTCTTATTTACAAAAACTTACAATATTCTTATATCGTGTTTTATAACGTTAATTGTTTTTATTATGCTTTATAAAAATCAAGCTAATAAAAATGTAGAAGGATTTTCCATGAAAGAACAAAAATTTAAAGCTGGTGATTTTGAAAATATAATGAAAGATAAATATTCCTTCCCAACAAAAAAAAATCCTTTCATGAACGTTATGATGGATGATTATAAATATAATAATAAGAAAAAACCCGCTGCACCTTCCTATAATAAAGCCGTAGATAGAAATATTAATAAAACAGCAATTAAACCTGACTTATTAAATTCTTTAGTTAACAATGACAAATTATATAGAAATTTAGGAGATAATTTAACCTTTGAACACAATATGCGAAGTTTTCACACAATGCCAAATACTAAAATACCAAATGACCAGAGAAAGTTTGCTGAATTTTGTTATGGAAATATGTCTTCGTGTAAAGAAGGCGATACTATACAATGTAGCAAAAATAATAGAAGATTAGGCAATTCAATGTATTAATTATTTAATATGATTAACTTTTAGAATAAACCATATTAAATAATAATGTAATAAATTTATTTTTATATAAAAAAAAAATATTAGAGAATAATATATAGAAATGGCAAGTTTATACAATTATACGTTTGACAATATATCTCGTATTGGCGACGATGTTTGTGCGCTTTCTGAAAGAGACATGCAAAATAATAATTTCGGTACATATTCAACCAAAAATTATTTTGAAAAATTTTGTGGTATGAAACAACCCATTAGTTTTGCTACAAAGCAGCCAAATGTCTTCTACAAAGGTGGTTATGGAGTCATGGGTGCTGGAGGATGTAATGTTGATAGCGATTCTAATTTAAGAATTGGTTCTACTCAAACAAACCCAAAATGCCGCATTTCACTTGAAGAGCGACCTTTCAAAACTGTACCCTTTTTAGGAAGAGGTCGCCCACAGCCTACAATGGAATCTAAATTACAGCAGGGTGCTTACATTGGTGAAAAAAAGAGCTGCCGCAATGTAACGGAAAAATCATTTAGAACAACTGATGTTGATTTAGTGCCTTCTTTGAAAGAATCAATTCAAAACCCTGAAAACTTAATTCAGGATGTCGCAGATAAAGGTTGGATTAGAGGTGGCATTCCATCAAGAGAAATTACGCGTGATAACGACTACTTTAATAGAAAACGTAATTAATTAAATATATTGATATAATTAATATATTTAAATTGCTACTAAAAAAATTTAAAGATAACTATTTTAGTATTTATAAATGTATAACACCAAATATGATTTAGTTTATAAAAATAAATTAGATGATACATCAGATGATACTGACGCTTTATATAGGCATGATTTAGTTGAAGTTTTTAATTTACAAGATTTATTTTATACAGATGAAATTGATAATGATAAATTTAATTTTGATCCTTTTTTTAAGGAACTAACAAACAAAACAGACAAATTATATGAATCATTTAAAGATAATCAACAAATTATAGAATTAATGGAAGAAATTAAACAAAAAACATTATTTCCAATGGGAACGCATGATAATCAATCTTTATTTTTCTATTTTTTTAGTTTTGAATATTTTTATTTATTTCATGAGTGTTTAAAAGATTTATTGAATAATGGTGAAATTTCTACCATAAACTATGATGCTATCATTAAAAAAATAAAGCAAAAATAAAAAAAAAATACAATTAAAGATTGAAGCAAAATAAAAAGTAACAGAAATAAAATATTCACAAATTATATATGGCTTCTACATCAATGAAAAATTTACCAGGAAATTATAGACAAAATCAAAAAGAGCAACACCTAAATAGACAATATTTGGTAAATAAAAATAAAAAAATTCCTTTAAATTCAGCTTTACCTGATTTAGGTATTAATGTTGGTAATATGGCGGGGGGATATACGCACAATATATTGTCAAATAATACTCCTGATTTAGAGAGTTATTTATTTGGAATTGGCACTAGTAATTTAGTAAAACCGTATGTAAAACCACGAAATGATATTAATACTTTAGATAACTTACCTTTCTTTAATACACCCGGGTATTGTATGCCAAAACCACTTGTTGTCGAAAACAGACAAAGACCAACCGGTCCATTTTCTTCTTAATTTTAATATAATTTTAATATAATTTTATTTAAATTCATAAAATAAACTATTTTAAAATTATATATGTCAACAAACATTATTACAGATTTTCAAATAAATAATAATTTAACTATTACTGATAATAATTTGAAAATAGTAACTGATGGAACAACAGATACTTTAGATATTAGTGGTAATGTAGATGTAAGTAATAATCTTATTATCAGAGGATATATAGGTATAAAAACAGAAACACCTGTTGTATCAATTGATATCAATGCGAATGATGCTCTGCGATTACCCGTGGGAAATAACTCTTCCCGACCCGACTATACTACAATAGATTGTTCAGGATGTATTCGCTATAATTCAGAAACCACACAGTTTGAAGGGTTTTCTCCATCTGGGTTATCTTGGATAGGCTTAGGTGGTGTGGTCGATATTGATCAAGACACAAAAATTTTAGCTGAATTAAATCCAGATGAGGATAAACTTCGTTTTTATACAGCTGGGGGACAGCAAATGCTCATTAATGAGTCTGGAAATGTAGGTATTGGTTTAGCTTTAGGTGATGATCCCGCATATATTTTAGATATTAACAGCACTGGTGCTATACGCATTCCCATAGGTACAGACGCACAAAGAGAGAATATAACAAACACAGCTGGTTTGATTCGTTATAATTCATCGAATAATGAATTTGAAGGATATGGAGAAAGTGCTTGGGGTGGTTTAGGTGGTGTAAAAACATCAACTGGTAATACAAAAATCACAGCAGATGACACAAATGGTTTGGAATTTTTTACAAATAATGATGAAAAAATGACAATATTGGCTAATGGCAACGTGGGCATCGGCACAACTACGCCAGCATTGTCCTTAGACGTCCATGGTAATTATATTGGTAGATGGTTGGGTTCTAATCATACTAACGCAGCCAATACTTACTACAAACACAGCTCAAGTGTAAGAGACAGTTATTACATGGGTCGATGGGACGGTCCGAACGCGCAGTCTGAAACCAAATGTTTTTCGGGCATGGAATTAAAAGTTGATACAGCGTCAAATATGGGTACTGGTAGTGGTGATAACCAATCGGCTATAATGTTTCATACTTGGGGGTACGGTATATCCAACTCCCGATAAGTTATGCGAATAGATGCGAACGGCGATGTGGGCATCGGCACAAATGAGCCCAATGCGAAATTACATGTGAATGGAAATATAAAAATAAAACAAATCTCTGAAATTGGTAATACGTCTTCAAATTATGATAACGGCCTTATATTTGAAAGGGAAATAAATAACGAAAATTATAGTTATTACATGGGTTATGCTCAATCTGGTTGGTTTTCAATAGGACAATATCATCCTGGTACGACACCAAATCATAATGAATTTTTTAGAGCGAATGGTACTGATGTATTATTATGTCCTGATGGTGAGGGCAACGTGGGCATCGGCACAAGTTCGTCAACCGATCTACTTACTGTAGGAAATAATGCTACTACTAATACAGGGGGAACAACGTCTATGTCTATATTAGCACCGGGTGAAAATGCGGATGCTATTTTATATTTTGGAACACAAGAGCAGAGCAACTCATCATATGCTAAAAAAGCCGCTATAATAGCGGAAGGGAGGACAGCCCACAGCAGAAGTAATTTACATTTTTGTTTAGATGATACAGCAAACAATAACGGCCAGAATGCTTCAATATCTAATTCAAGAATGACAATCCAACCCGACGGCAACGTGGGCATCGGCGCAACTTCGCCCGATGCGAAATTAGATATAGAATTTGCTGGTAAAACAGGTAGTTTATTAAGATTTGGGACTGATCGAGAATGGCACTTTACAAATAATTACACTGGTGGGAGTGCAAATTTAAATTTGGTTTCAAGCACTGATAATAAATCATTTAATATTAAATTAGACCAGACCCTCCGAGAGAATGCAGGAACAATTAAAAACACACTTTTGACTTGCCTGGTTAGCACTACCAATCCATATATAAGGGTTACCGGCAAACTAGAAGTTACAGGTGATATAACAGCATACTATTCCGATGAACGATTAAAAACATTCAAAGGAAAAATAACAGAACCTTTAGCCAAAATAAAACAAATAAATGGATATTATTTTGTAGAAAACGAATTAGCCAAATCATTAGGGTATGATAATGATAAATTACAAGTTGGTGTTTCAGCACAAGAAGTGGAAAAAGTTCTTCCAGAAATCGTAACAAAAGCACCCATTGATAACGAATATAAAACAGTATGGTATCAAAAATTAACGCCATTGTTAATAGAAGGTATGAAAGAACAACAAACACAAATAGAACAACAACAAACACAAATACAATCATTACAAGAACAAATTAACGAATTAAAAGCTTTAATAAGCAAATAATTTTATAATATAACTAAATGCTCTAGATATTTTAGTTATATTATGTATATGGCTGGTGAAAGTGAAAATATTAAATTTAGTAAGATAGGTGAAAATGAAGTAAACGCAAAAGAAAACTTACATTTTCCAAAACCTATTTTAACGGTTACGGCCGAAACATCGTCAACAACAAATGCTATATGGAATAAAGATAATACACTTGAAACAACTGATCAAGTTTATTTTGATGGAAACGGCGATTATCTTGAAATAGAACATGAAGTAATAGAAATTGGTAATAACCAAAGTATATTTAATAATTATATATCAGGTAAGTGTTGGACTTTCAATTGTTGGTTTAGACTAGAGGGGGGAGGCACGGGTGATAATTTTATTTTAGGTATTAATAGTTCGACTGGTGGTAACTTATGTTTATTTGGACACAGAAATAGAAAGACATATATAAATGTCAGCAACTCGCACACCGTGAGTGGTTCCGAAACGTTTTTACTAAATGATTGGCATATGATGACAGTAAGTCAACGAGGATTCTTAGAACAGTATAATCCAGACTATGCTTATCACAGTTCTAATTCAGTCTGGGCTGGCGAGTCTATTGGGGGTACCCACGGTCAAGGGAAACTAGATAGTAGCCAGGCTTGGTCTTCGGAGTCGGTGAGCGATGTAACAACCGTATGGTGGCAAATAGAACTTAATGTTTTAAAAACGGTATATGGTGCGATAACACAGGGGCGTTCCAATAGTGATCAATGGATAAAAACTTGGAAATTTGAATATAGTCTTGATGGAAATACCTGGTTAGCTGTTGATGGCGGAGCCACCTTTACTGGCAATACAAACAGGAGTACAAAAGTGGAACAAAAATTTGCCAAACCAGTTATCACAAAATATATACGATTTCGCCCACAATCATACCATAGTCATCCAAGTGCGAGAATGGGATTGCGTATTTTTGATAATAATACCCCTGGTTATGTAGAAGTATATGTTGATGGAGAAAAAGAGACAACGGTTAGTCAAACTAGCGGTAGTATTCTTAGTATTGCTTCTAACGCTCAATGGTCCATTGGAATGGAATTAGATAGTGCCACGTCCACTGGTAATTTCATTAATGGATCAGCAAAACAAATAATGATATGGGATAAACCCTTGACCGAAGATGAGATTGAACTTCTTTATAAATTAGGTCGTAACTGGGGTGTAAATGCGAAAGATAATATTATTGAAGAAAATGCGGTTTTTACTAGAGATTATGGTAGTAATATAGTAGTAGGTAACAATGTGATAAATGATGCTGATAATTGGAATGGTTACGCTATAACCGATGAACTTTCATCTATGGTCGGATTTCAGGGTAGTATAAATATCAACGTGTCATACGAGGTAATGATAGGATTGACTGTAAGTGGAGCTACCGAGTACACACATAATAGTTATAGGTGGAAAGGGTGGAAAGTATACCTAAATAAAGATACATCGTTTCAAGCTAGATATAATTCTGATGGTGGGTCAACAACAGAAGATAATAATACAACAACTCTATCTGGATTTGACTATAATAACGATAATCAGATTGTTAAATTTATTATAAATGAAGCAACAAATTATCCAGAATTTTATGTTGATAATGTATTAGTTCATACGTTTACCAATAGAGAAGTTGTTAGTACAGATTATCCATTATCTGGTATTGTATCTCTTCATAGCGGTGGTGGTTTTAAAAACGCAAAAATATTAAAAAAAGTAATTTCACAAACCCCGCGATATTCGGAAACTGAAAAACCATTTGACCATGTGTTTGACCCACCTTATACACATCATTCTAGTCCTTATATAGTTGGCGGCGAATCACCCGGTGAAAACAGAATTGAAGGAAAAGGGCGATATTCTGATAATGGGGCATGGGTAGTGTGGAACGGTACCACTTGGGGGGGGAATGAAAGTAATTCATCTAATACAACACATTATTATCAAATAGATTATAGCGCGGATGGTGCTGATAAAACACAGATTGCTGGTGTAGTAACTTATGGTAGATATAACTCGGGTCAATGGGTTACAAAATGGAAATTTCAATATTCATCAGATGGTTCTACTTGGGAATGGGTAGATGATGGATATGAATTTGATGGAAATACTCATAATGATCAAAGAAATATGGTATATTTTGCTTCGCCTGTAGATACAACTGGCATACGGTTTTTCCCAACTGGATATAGTTCTTACCCATCGGCAAGAATGGCCCTATTATTATATAAACCAAATG